TGTCCGAGTCATTGATAGTGCTTGGCACAATTTCAAACGACCTCGATATTCCTCCAATGGTTTTTGCAAACTGGAATATTGGTAGATCTAACTGATTTGAACTTAATGTGTAAATTTCGGTTTTTATTCCACCGACCGAATCAGATTCTCTTGGATTACCAAATAGTTGTCCGGTCTGATTTGCGGCATTTAGAACTGCTGTAAATTGTTCCCTGTAATTAGAATTTGCACTGTCGTTCCAGATAATTGTGCTGTTTGCTAAATTTGTTCCTGTGCTGTCGTTAACATCTTGTGTTGTAGAAATAGCATCAATTTTTAAAAGACCTGTCGCGGGTTTATTCCTTTTCGCGTTGTAGTTTATCAACCGCGCCAATCTCAGGATTGAATTCCTTCTCTCTGCTGTTTCTAAGAAGTTTTCCCTTGCGTTTAGGTCTACCCTGAAAGAAAGTGCCTGTGCGATGTAGGCGATAAGATCTATTAAGGCAACGTATTCTGAACTCTCTACGAAATCATTGAAATCATCTGGATAATTTTCTTGTAGGTACGCCACCATGGTCCTACGTAGCGTCTCGAAATCATAACTTTTGAAATCTGCCTGCTGGAAAGCCTGGTAGATCTTCCTCCAATCCTCTGCTACTAATAATCTGTTCTGTCTATCTGTTGTGGCCATACTGTTTGTATGGATATTTATATATTAAATTAAGTGCGTATATTAAGATAGGCGTAACAGAGAATTTTCATCGAAGTTGAATCGTAATTTCTCTGTGATATTGAGTGGCACGTATGTTATTGTGGCCTGTACGGCTATGCCTTTGTCTGCTTCGGTAACTAATATTTCTTCCGTCGATATCCTAGGATCTGAGTTTAAATTTGCAGTGATGTCATCTACTATTGCATCTTTTAACTGTTCTGTGAATGGTTCAAATATTGCATCATAGATTATTGTTCCAAATTCTGGATTCTCAACACGTTCGCCCTTCCTGATTGACAATCTGTTTATAAGATCCTGCTTGGCTACTTCGAAGTCATACAACTTGAAATTTTGCCTGTCAGCACGTGAACTGAAACCTTTGAAAGTTGGTTGCCTGTTAGATAGATCTCGATTGTTCTCAGCCATATACTATATTTACTCTATGCAATATCGTCCTTTTCTCTGCCACCCACGGGTCGTTCATATGGTTCGTGTGTAATAAAAGCATCCGAATGTTTTTTAGTTTTATAATCTCTTACTGTGGTTTCAGTTTGTTTTGTTTGTACAACCCCTCGATTGTTGATTGGCTGTTCTGACTTGATGTCAGTCACTTTGACCGGTTGTAGATCAATTTTTTTGTGTGATGGTTTCAACCATCCAGGACCCCAATTCGACTTAGCCCTTGTTGAGTTAAAATGAACTTGTGAACCTGCTAGGTCAATCCTACCGGACGCACCATGTAACTGTGTTCCGTTTGTGAAGGACGTTATACCGTCCCTAGCAAAATTACGAACACTTCCTTTTTGTGATGCATTCAATATTCCAGAATCTCCCATGGCATAGATGTATTTCTGTGAATTGAGAACGAGATCTTTCTCTGATGTAAACTTTATATTTTCCTTTGCATGGAAATTGATATTCTTGTCAGCATGTAGATTGAAATCTCCTTCTGTCCTCATGCTTATTCCCCTGTTAGAATAAAGACTGATTCTACCCGACTTGTCCATTTCAACCCAAGCGTTTCCTGAGCCGTTTGCAATATACACTGTGCCCTCTGTGTCATGTAACAGAATCTGATGTCCTGTAGATGTCCTTATCCTTGTTAATTGATTATGGCCGTTGACATCTCCGTCGTCCATAACGAAACTGTGTCCTAGATCTCTGTCAGGCCTTACGGTGGTTCCTGAGATTCCTACGTTCTGCTTACGCGAATCAGATCTGATCGGGCCTGGTGTGTTTATTCCAAACACCTGACTTGGTGTCTCCCTGTTGGCGGCACTGCTTGTAGTCCCCCTTACATCATCTTGTATCAATCCTTCGGAAAGCAATTGGTCTGCAAGGATGTCATTTAGTGGAAGGTCCCATGTGTCTGAATTTGATAGTGTATTTCCTGGCTTATTGAAGTTCCTGTTGAGGTCTCCCGACGGCAAGAAATCCGTGCCATAATTGGTTTGTCCTGCCCTAGCAAGATCTCTGGCATTAACAGATCTCTTGGTGCTGGCCAGTCCGGGTATCTGCTGATTTATTTTTGGTTTTTGTATACAACCGATCCAATATGCACTATTCTCGTTGTTCTCTCCCTTTGCAAAGATAACCAACACCTCTGTGTCTATGTCAGGCGGTACTGCCCAAAATCCATAACTGGTCTGATTCTCCTTGTAAGAATTTGGATCTGTAGTGCTCACTGTCGATAACGGTTTGGACCCATAGAATGGCGAAAGGTAATGACACCATATTACTTGGGAAGGTGCCGGCGTGTTGGTATTTGAAAGTGCAGGAATGTTTACTCCAAGCCTGCCCATCTTGAGTGGATCCACAACGGCCTTTACCACACCGACGTATGGGCCTGGATCATTGTCTACGTATTTCTCGTTGTAACTTTTCTGATTGTCTTGAGTATCTGTGAACCCTCTTGCATCACGGTATGACATACACTAATTTAGTTCCTAAAGAACTTACCAAACTCCTTTCTATAAAACGAAGGATTTTGTCCTTGCTTAATGATATCTTTCGTCCCATCCTGCGCGGCACTTATCAGCGCCGCAGGTGCTGTAGTGCCTGATTGATTGTTTATTCGGACCAGGGTAAGTGTCTGTGTAAACTGCCCTTGGTTCATCTGTGATTCAATCTTAGTGACCTGATAAGCACCTGAAAAAAATAAGTTTTCGTCTAAGTAGGTATCAGAAAACATTGTACCACGTTTGTCGTCAATATCAGCAGGCATACGATATGAGAGTGTGATAATGGGCATGTGTGATTCCATGTTGAAAGCGTTGAACTGAGTATCGTATTCTCCTGTTGTTAACACCTTATCATCAATCGGAGCAAAGGCGTCCTGCGCCACATATGCAGGATCTCCCAGTATGTCCATTTCTACTTTAACCATGTCGGCCTCTGGATTGGTTAGATAGTCGAAGAACTCGTTGGCACGGAGACTTTTTGGATTGATCTCCTGTACCAAGTTTCTTTGCTTAAGGATAGAAGGATACTGTCGCAATGGAAGAGTTGGTTCAGGCTGTTTCTTGCCTCCCAACCATTTCCTTATACCTTCTTTGAAGTTGTAAAAAGCACCTGATGTTCCTGTGGCCTTTGGGTCTGTACGTACATTTCGGTAGTAGTATGCGGTTTTGTAATTGATTCTGAGATTTTGTATGTCAATGTTTTCTCCGGTGTAGATGTAGTTGTAGTTCCTACGAGAATACCGAGACCAATCTATATCTCCCAATGAAAGCCCGGGAAGCACCAATTTACCTATGTGCACCTTGTACGGTATGGCCTGATATGTTATCCTTTTGGGATACATCTTGGTCACTGAGTCTAGACCCTTGCTTAACAAATTCTCTACCTTGGGTTTGATGAGAAACCAATCAACGTATTGATTAGACTCGATAAATTTTGCCAGTTCTTTTGAATCTTGGAATTTTTTAAACAGACTCTCTCGAGTTTCCCCAGGAGCATATGTTCCCCAGAAATCTTCTATAAGTTCCTGATAATACTTGGTTGACCTTATCATGTCCTCAAACGCCTTGACTATGCTTGTGTTTGGTTCAATATGCATGCCTTTGGTCTTTGTCTTGATTTGTGTGTCTGATTTTGGCTCATTCGCGGTCACCACCGGTCTCGTTCCGTTGAGGGTCACTTGTTCTACGTCCCTCAATGAGTCTGCCAAGGTAGCGGTATTGAAGATACTTGTGTTTTCAACAGAACTTATCTCGGTAGTCTGCATTGTTGATTTGATCCTTGATATGTCGAACTCATACTCGTCATCAAATTCTCTGGCTCCTTCTTCCCTCTCGTCCTGCATCTGCTTCTGTAATCCTTCTTTGACCTTTGATATCCAATCATCAACGGAATTTACATTTATAGGAATTTGTGTCCTGCTAAACTTGTAACTGTCGTCGAACGCCATGTCGGGATATGGCACAGCGGTCACGTTGTACCTGGCGCCTCCTTGGTCCACGTCGAAATCAACCTTAGTGATGAATATGGGAACACGCCTCTCTAATGATTTTTGTGTGTCCTCTAATGGTCTACCGTTTTCGTCAAAACCTTTCCACTGTATGGTCAACAGAAACGGCGCGGCCTGATAGTCCTCGTATCCCATTCTGAAAGCACAGGCACGTATCTTCTCTATGAAAGTCACGGCGTAAGGTTCGTGTAACTCGAACTCCATTTTAGTGAAGTTGGCTAGGTTACGTTCCACGTTTGGTCCCACCACTGACGTGATGTTCACGTTCTCGAAAAAGATGTCATGGTTCCTGTCCAGTATACTGCCACTACCGGCGTAATTTGGATCATTGAATAATTTTTGCATTTGCTCTTGCTTGATCTTATCGGTTGCATCTGGATCAACAACACCGCCCCTTGGCACATCACCTATGCCCGAACTCCTAGCAATGATGTTCATTATTGGAGCGTTGAACAGTTGCCTTTGGCTTTGAAGATCCCTTTCACTTATTCCTGACAGTGTAAACAGGCAGTTGTATGTTGCAAAACTATGCAAGGGATTTTTTTTGGCAATAAACTCATCGCCTTGTCTCCTTGGTGTACGTTGGGTCGAGTTTACCTCTGGTTGCTTATTGCTATTATCTGTCCTCGACATCTTATACCCCTAGATCACTTTTGACATTGGCCGGTTTAGGCAACTGTATAGTCACTCCTGGTCTGAAATCGTATATCGGATCCTCTATCTGATCTGGGTTACGCTGGGCGAACACCCACCACAATCTTGGCGAGCCATATAAGTCATAGGCAAGAAGGTCGGGCCTGTATGCGTATGTCCTCTCTATTGTGTATGTTTGGTCGTCGTCCTCCGCCGTAATAGGCCTCGGAATAAAAGTTTCTAGATTGATTGCATTCTGAGGTGTACTGAAGTACGGAGAAGTGGATGAGTATTTGGCCATTAGATGAATCCTACTTCGTTGCTTCCTTTACCGTTAAGTTCGCCCCTCACGAATTTCTTCATTGAGAAATTTTTAATTGAATCTCTGCTGTAGATTGGTGTCACCAGCACCGATATGTTTGACAAGGTCGGTGCCCAAGTCTGAGACTCTCCGGCTATGACAGCGTCCTGAAAACCAGCATCTGGCCCGTTCAGGTCTCTGAAATTCGTGTTGTCCTGTTTAGTTGAGATGTAGTCGATCCCCGGTCTCAATTCAACGTTGAAGGTGTTTATAACAACAGGCACCTTGTGGAACATGTGATCACCATAACCAAACAGATGCATGATCGGTGGAGGATTTCCCTTCAATCCGTCACCGTCATCATTTCCAAAAAACATTTTAGTGGCGGTCCTCAGGAAGTTCACCGTTGCCACCCAGTGCTTGGCGTCCTCAGAATTTTGCACAGGAAACTCTCCAATTATGTTCATCTGATCAACCTGTGAATTTTGGTATGCCTGGAATGGGTAATTGCTGTGTGTCTGTGCCAAGGCATTATAGTTGGCCGAATGCTGTATTACCACGGCAGGTGTCAAGGGCCAAAAAATGCCTCGTGATTCCGCCAGCGGGGCCATCAATGGATTGTTGTCAAAATCAAAGAACTTCTGCAAAGGTGAATTTTCAGGTACCTGAAGCCTCACACGCCAGTCTGTTTGACTGTTCCTGCCCGACCACTTGGCCCTGGCCTGCACGATACGTAGATCCGTAGATATGTTGGCTCCCTTCAGCCTGCTCAAGGTCCGGTTGAAGAAACCCGATGCTAGATTCTTGATTGTTCCGCCCAGTGTTGCCATATATTATAGGTTGCTTTCCTTTGTAAAATTTTGTATACTTTAACTATATTTATAGGCATAATTTTAGGCGCACTTAATTCCCCATACGGCACGATTCAACAGACCTGTTTGTGGTCATTTTACCAGTAACACTAGAGAGAAAAATTTATGAAAAGAGTAAAATACCTAAACAACCGAGATCTGTTGGCACAGATACACGCCAGCAAGAACACCTACTGTTCCTACGTGTCGCCGGACGATTCTACCTATGACATCATCGTGCCCAACCTAAAAAAAATAAATGTGAGGACCATAGCGGAGGCCAAGAAGAACAAGGCAAAGAGATTGACGCAGGAAGCATGGGAGCAGGCCAAGGCCGCCGGTATGAAGAAAATAAAATTAGCAGACTACACAGTATCTCCCAGGAAGATAGACAAGACGGATCTTGTGTTCAGGGTCATGATGTTCGATCACGTGCCCATGGATGATGAAAGAAAAAAGAATCCAAAGACAACAGCGGATCACCACAGCAAGGTCAACTTCCCACCGTTCCAACACTACAGACTGGACAACAAGGGCAAGCCAAAATGCGTGGGCAAGAGCCACTGGGTGGGCGGAATGAGCAACGGTCACTTCTCCGCGGACCATGGCAAGATGACCAACCAACTGGCACTAATGTACATGAAGTTATGCGAGAGATACGGAACGAGAGCCAACTGGCGAGGTTACACCTACAACGACGAGATGCAGTCGCAGGCATTGATGCAACTGTCACAGATTGGACTACAGTTCGACGAATCAAAGTCTGACAATCCTTTCGCCTACTACACGGCGGCAATCACGAACAGTTTCACAAGGATCTTGAACATAGAGAAGAAGAACCAGGCCATCAGGGACGACCTGCTGGAGTTCAATGGCATGATGCCTTCATTCACTAGACAGAACGAAAACGAGACGGCAGGGCCTTCTTATCAAAAGAGAATGAAAACCGCACACGGTGAGGCAAAGATCGTGAATAAGACGGGTATCGCCAAACTAAACAAAAAATTAAAGAAGACAGGAAAAATAGATTCGTCGGATTTCGATGAGGTCAATTACAAAAAAGTGGACATGACCAAACACAAACCAATCGTAAAGAAGAAATGGTAAAAATATGTTTTTCAAGAAGGTAGCCTGTTTCACGGACATACACTTTGGCCTCAAGGGCAACAGTCGTGTACACAACGACGACTGCGAGGCATTCGTGATATGGTTCATAGAACAGGCCCGACTGCACGGATGTGAGACCTGCATATTCCTCGGTGACTGGCACCATCACAGATCAGCCACAAACGTTTCCACAATGAACTACACGGTATCGAACATGGAGAGACTGGGCAAGGCGTTTGAGAAAGTGTACGTGATCATGGGCAACCACGACCTGTATTACAGGGACAAGAGAGAAATCAATTCAATGGAGTACATCAGGAACATACCCAACATACACATAGTGAACGAATGGTTGGTGGAAGATGATGTCGCGATAATTCCGTGGGTGGTACAGGACGAATGGAAGAAGATTGAAAAAATGACTCAGAAGTACGTGTTCGGACATTTCGAACTGCCTTACTTCAAGATGAACGCAATGGTGGAGATGCCGGACGTGGGTGGAATACAGACTGACCACTTCGCAGGTTGTGGCAAAGTGTTCTCAGGACACTTCCACAAGAGACAGTACATGAAGAACGTGACATACATGGGCAACGCTTTTCCACACAACTACGCAGATGCATGGGATGACGACAGGGGCATGATGATACTGGAGTACGGTGGTGAACCAAAGTTCATAAACTGGCCCGAGATGCCGAGATACATCACAATAAAAGTATCTGAACTATTGGAAGATCCAGACAAGTATCTAAAACCAAAAATGTATGTGAGGGTAACATTAGACATAAAGATTTCATACGAAGAAGCAAACTTCGTGAGGGAGACATTCATAGACAAGTATCAACTCAGGGAATTACAACTGATCCCAGAACAGGTGGATAATGCACAGCAACCTCTTGTGGAGGTGCAGAAGTTTGACAGCGTTGACCAGATCGTTATCAAACAGTTACAAGGAGTTGATTCTGAGGTGTATGACAAGAACATATTAACAGCAATTTACAACGATTTAGATGTCACGAATTAGTAAAAAGAAATTGATAAAAGCACTGAAAGGCGAGTACGAATACAATGCTTCGGTAAACATGACACGACAACAAGTAATGGACATGTTTGAGAAACCAGTATCTCAGAAAGAATGGTTGAAGGGTTACAAGCGTTGGAAGAAACAGCAGGAAGAGGGCGGATTTTAAATGCTGACAATCAAAGAACTCACAGTCAAGAACTTCATGAGTGTGGGGAATCAAGCACAGGCGATTGATTTCTCAAACAAAAGCCTAGTTCTAGTGATAGGTGAGAATATGGACCTCGGAGGTGATGATGCGGGTGCGAGAAATGGCACGGGCAAGACAACAATAATAAATGCACTGTCATATGTGTTCTTTGGTGAAGCACTGACAAACATCAGGCGAGACAATCTCGTGAACAAGACCAATGAAAAGGCAATGGTGGTCAGCGTGAAATTCATCAAGAACGGTGTGACCTACACCATAGAACGAGGACGTAAACCACAGATATTCAGGTTCTACGCGAATGACATTGAACAAAACACAGAAAGCAACGAAGCACAGGGCGAGAACAGAGAAACACAAGTGGAGATCAACAAACTGCTTGGAATGACTCACTCGATGTTCAAAAACATCATTGCGTTGAACACATATACGCAACCTTTCCTGTCAACCAAACAGGCAGAACAAAGAGAAATCATCGAACAACTTTTAGGAATCACACTGCTTTCACAGAAAGCAGACCTGTTGAAAGAAAAACAGAAAGCCACGAAACAGATGCTCACCGAAGAGAAAATGCGTATAGATGCCAAAGTGGCCAGTAATGAAAAAATACAAGAATCCATCGAAAGCCTACAGATCAGATCAAATGCATGGGCGAAACAGAAAAAAGAAGATATCGAGAGTTTCAAAGAAGCAATCACAGAACTTGAAAAAGTCGATAGTGAAATTGAAATTCAGAAACACAAGAAGTTACAGAGACACAACGAAATGCAGACCGCACTCAGGAGTCTACAAAAAGAAAAAGCATACCACGAGGATTCCTTGACCAAGGCAGAAAGCACTGTGACTAAAACCATAGCAGATTTAGAATTCGCAGAACAACAGAAATGTCCTACTTGCGAACAGGAATTACACGACGACAAGCACACACACCTAGTGGATAAACTGAAAGCGCAGTTGACAGAATCAACCGATTACGTGACAAAATTGAAAACAGATCTTGCAAAAATACAACAGGGAATCGACGAAGTTGGTGACTTGGGACAAGTACCCGATACCTATTATGATACCATTGACGAAGCGTACAATCACAAAAGTTCATTGCAGGACCTTAAGAGACAACTAGAAAGAACGGAAAAGCAGGAAGACACATACGCAGAACAGATAGAGGAAATGCAGAAATCCGCGATACAAAAAATTGACTATAAAAAAGCAAACGAACTAGAAGACCTGCACAGGCACCAAGATTTCTTGTACAAACTTTTGACAGCGAAAGATTCATTCATAAGGACAAGGATCATAGAACAGAACTTGACTTACCTAAACCAGAGGTTGGCCTATTTCTTGGGCAAAGTGAAACTGCCACACACAGTCACGTTCCAATCGGATCTTTCTGTGCGTATCGAGGAATTGGGCAGGGAGTTGGATTTTGACAATCTCAGCAGGGGTGAAAGAAACAGATTAATTTTGAGTCTGAGTTGGGCGTTCAGGGACGTGTGGGAAAGCCTTTATCAACAGATCAACTTGCTGTTCATAGATGAACTAGTTGATGCCGGTATGGACATATCAGGTGTTGAGAGTTCCATGGCAGTGTTGAAAGACATGAGCAGGACGCAGAAGAAGAACATATTCCTGATCTCACACAAAGACGAATTGGTAAGCAGGGTCAACAGCGTACTGAAAGTGGTCAAGGAGAACGGATTCACCAACTACGCCAACGATGTTGACATAATAGTATGACGACACTGATAACTGGTGGACACGGTAACCTAGCAAACAATCTTAAAAAATACATAGACGGTGATTATTTTGGCAAGGACAGACTGGACCTGACCAACAGAAACTGTGTGCGGAATTTACCCACGTACGATCTGTTGATACACACCGCAACCGGTCACCGTAATATAAACGATCATTTAAACCTGTTGTTTTCAAAAGCGAAAAAAATATTTGTTTTCACAAGCAAACAAGGCACTTTCATGAATTGGAAAAGGCAAGGACCCATTGACTACGGACTAGAAAAATTATCATTAAATTTCATTGTGTACAGACACAATTTAAAAATCCATAATGCTCAAATATTTGAACCAGGACACATGGAAACAGATTCACAATATGATCACATCGCAAAAAAAACAAGTGAACTTATTCAAACATGGAATTTTGATAAAAACATGGTTTATGAT